AATTGGTTGTAAAGTAATAAGAAAAAGAACTTTCGCTAGGTTTTTAGATGATATTAATTTTCCAGGAGGAAAAAATCCGTATTTCGATATAGTTACTCAGAATAGCGAGGCTTCTGCAAGTTCGTATTTACCAGATCAAACCTATTACATAAATAGAAGAACATCGGAAACAAAAAACCTGGTAGAACTAGAACTATCTACTGTTTTCGAATTAGATAATTCTTATTTACCAAACAGAAACGTTTACTCTAAATACTGCACATGGGTATACAGGGGCTGTGGATGTCTTTATGCTGGTCAACCTGTAAAGACCTTAAATGATAATGATTTTAAAGATTCTAGTGGCAATGTCGTAGCCATCACCGCAACAAAATATAAAGGTAAATGGGGCCCTCAAATTACATACAGCAAAGGAGACCATGTATATATAGAGGTCGCTAATCATGATATTTCTGATGATGATTCAGAAAGCTCTATAAATGGGGCTTCAGTAAAACCCTTACGAACTTTTTATGTCTGTGTCGCATCTAGCGCGAATGGAAATGAGGAGTTCCCGCCAATATCCAGCAAATGGGAAAGGGACGACTGTTCAAAAAAAATATCAGCCTGCAAACTAAGATTTGGAAAAACTGGACTAAGATTTGGGGGATTCCCAGGGACTCATGCATACCAACCTAAAGGATAGTTTTAAGAAGGATTTAATCGAATACGCGAACACGGACTTAGGAAAAGAAGTTTGTGGTTTTGTTCTATATAAAGACGGTAAATTAATTTTTAAGGCCGCCAAAAATCATTCAAATGATGATGATATATTTTTGATTAATCCAGCGGATTTTTTGCAAGTAAAATTAAGTGGTGAATTATTAGCTATATTTCACACACACGTAAACGGCAGGGAGGAACCATCTGAATACGATATAGAAAATTCAAAAAACTGTCTTTATCCGTTCTTGATATACTCTTTGGTTACAGAGAGGTTTCATTTATTTGATATGCCTAATTTCCAAAGATCAGAAAAAGGTGTAATAATGTTAAAGGAGTTTTTGGATGGTTAATGTAATTATACACGGAGAATTTGGAGAAATTTATGGAACAAACCATAAATTTAAAGTAAATAAGCTTTTAGATATCACTAACGCCTTGGAAGCTAATAATCCAGGAGTTAGAAATTTTTTGCTTTCTAAATTCAAAGAGGGATTAAGTTACGCTTTTATAGATCCCAAAAACCCAAACAAAGAATGGAAAACGGTTGATGAATTAGCGGCAGCAAGCGTCCCTGAAGAAATACATATTGTCCCAGCCATAACTGGTGCGTTCATTTTTAGTGCGATCGCAGCGATTGTAGGATTTGCCGCTGGAGCCGTAGCCGCCCTAGGTGCAGCTATTGGAGCTGGCGGATTTTTGGCTAATTTGGCGATTGGACTATTAGTTCAAGGCATCATGTCGTTATTATTCCCAGTTGAGACCCCAAAACCTCAGACGGCAGAAAGTAAAATTGATATGTCTAGCTATATTTTTACTAATTTACAAAATAACGCGGTTCAGGGTTTTCCGATACCATTATTGTACGGAGAACTTCGCGTTGGCTCGAATATTATTTCAACAAATGTTACTAGTGCTGATTTAGGATAATGGGTTTTTACAAAAATATATTCAAGAAAAAGATAGTTATAGCTGGTAGGAGTAAAGGAGCCCAACCCTCTTACTTGATGCCACCAGATGGGGCTAATGTCAAGCAAGGTCATCAGCTGTATGAAGCAGTAGATTTAATATGTGAAGGCGAGGTCGAAGGTTTGGTTAGTCAAGAGGGCAAAACTTTAATTGGCACACGAGCTTTGAAAGAATTTAATAATGAGCATCTTACCGTTGGGAACTCGGCATCTGCAGGTGCTTTACCTATTGATCAAGGAATTTATTTTAATGATACGGCGCTAAGAGACCCTCAAAACAACTCAAGCCATTCTAAATATAATATTGAATTTAAATCAGGAAGTATTTTACAGACCGCATGTAGTATTTCAAAAAAACCGAGTAAGTTAACAAAAATATCTTATAAAATTAAAGGGCCGTATAGCATGGGTGGGGCGGCAAATGGCGCAAAGACAGGAAGTGGGAGTAGGGATGTAAGAGACGAGGGCGGAGGCAATAGAGACTTTGTCACTTGGCAAAATTATGTGCCGATAGAATCGGCCGCCAAAGAATATATATATACAAATTATGATAAAGATATAGATTTGGTGGATTTAGGCCTGCAAATAGACTCGCTAAAAGACACGAAATCATATTCTACTAAAAGCGAAAATGAAGCTGGTAAAAGTAAAATGGGACAACCTTTGCCACTTACGGTATCTTTTACAGTTAAAGTCGGGAAATACACTAAAGACGGTAATAGACAAGAGTCTACCCCTAGCTTTACAGTCAGGCCAGGAAAAGGGAAATCAGTTGGAGATTCGAATGGGAAGGTAGCGGTACGCGGCGTTATTACGGCCCCATACACATTCACCTTAGAGAATATTGTTTTACCTGTATTGTCTGATACCGATTTATATAATTTTATAGAGGTGCATAAGGACCAATTTGAAACAATGTCTAATTTAGTTGGCCGCAACGCGGGCGTAGGCACGATAACAGAAAAATATAACGACACCTATCACTATCCTGGAAGTTGTTATATAGCGAGTATCATAGATTCTCAATACCACCCACAAGTTCCAGCAAGAACATTTAGACTTAAAGGCAAAAAAATAAAAATACCCTCTAATTATAATCCAACAAATGCTGACGGAACAGATAAAAGATTTTCTTCAGACGGTACTACAAGGCACAACGTGATCTATGCTAATAATGGCCAATGGGATGGAACTTTTAAATATGCTTGGTCCGATAATCCAGCTTGGATATATTATGACCTTTTAACTAATAAGAGATACGGTTTAGGGACTTATTTACGAGATATAGATATTATAGATAAATGGACCCTATATGAAATAGGTATGTATTGCGATGCAGTAACAATGCACGATGGAAGCAGTACTACCAATAGTGTAGGTGCTGGCAGATTTATTGGATTAGATGATGGATTTGGCGGTCTTGAGCCTAGATTTAGTTGCAATATATTAATGAAAGATCAGACTAATGCTTTTGACGCCATACAAAATCTAGCAAGGTCGTTTAGAGCAATGACGTATTTTGATAATTCTTGCGTTTCTGTTAAAGTCGATAGGCCATACTTTTTTGAAGATGTTAATGACCCTTCTAACGGAGCGTCTGCCAGAAATAAATTTCCCCCTCATTTGATTTTTAATAATTTAAATGTTAAAGATGGAATGTTTTCGTATGCGGATGTAGATAGATCGACAAAGCTATCTGCCGTGGAAGTTTCTTTTTTGGATAAAAGAAATAATTTTACGTCACAGACAGAATATGTAGAAGATCCTGAAGCTATAAAGTATGCGGGGTTAAATTTCAAACAAATAGAAGGGATTGGATGCACCTCAAAAGCTCAAGCCCATAGACTAGCAAAATACGTTTTGTTTGAATCTCAATACACCACAGAAACAATATCTTTCAATGCTGGATTAGAGAGTCTTTTGGTACAGCCAGGAGACATAATAAGGGTTGAAGATGAGATGAAAAATTTTACCCGAAACTACGGGACAGTTTTGGGAGTAAGCGGGCAAACTAATTACACGGATCCAGATTCATCTACGTCTAATTTAGGCGTGGGGCCATCGGCCATAATAGTCGAGCCAGCAATAGGCAGTGATTTAACCGATTATGTAACTGGAGGAAACATACATATATATAACCCAGTAGGAAAATCTGGAATTAAGGATTTTTATAATGCCCCAGGATCAAACAATGAGTTGTATAAAGAAATACATAATCCGCAAATAATGTCTTTAAAAATAACTCCTTCTATAGGTGGTTTAAATTCAAGTTATGAAATTATAGATAGTGGTGTCGCTATATTCATAACTGGAGCAGATAGTAATGGCTCAAGTAGCCAATGGTTCTCGGAAAAAGATGCAAATATAAAACATGGGTCAATCTATAACATTGATGCAAGCGGAAGAGATCCAAAGTATTATAGAGTATTAAATATATCAGAAGATAAAAATCTAGGATTTAATGTATCGGCCACAATACATCATACGGGTAAGTTTAAACTTGTAGAAGAAAATATATCTTTTGATATAGGACAAGATGTATTTCAGCCTAATCTTGCTATAACAGATGTTGTTAGACCTGATCCGCCATCAAATGTTACAATAAATTCATTAACTGCGGGTGAAGGTAGAACTAAAAATTTAAACCTAACAATAACCGATCCATTAGTTAGCACAAAGGCACCAGAAAAATATATAATTATTTTAGAAGAACCTAACTCAAATACTATTATTACTACTATTTTCAAGAGTAACGATCTCACCACAGTTGTTACATTGAGCGGAGACTCTAAAATAGATCAAATAGGAACTTATAATGTAAGTGTATTCTCAGAAAATACAACGCCAACC